CAGATGCACCAGTAACACCAGTAGCACCAGTAGCACCTTGAGAACCAGATGCACCAGTAACACCAGTAGCACCAGTAGCACCTTGAGAACCAGATGCACCAGTAACACCAGTAGCACCAGTAGCACCTTGAGAACCAGATGCACCAGTAACACCAGTAGCACCAGTAGCACCAGTCGCACCATATAACATATCGTAATTACTATATGTAACCTCATTCGTAATAGTATTATAATTTAATATTTGATTTGTATTATCTTCTCTAATTGGATATATATATAATCCTTCTTCTAGTGCATTTAAATTACTCTTTTTAGTATTTAGAATTATACTATTATCTGTTTGATAATGTAATCCACTATTACTACCTAATGAAATAGTATTATTATTTTTATTTATTGAATTCGTATTATAACCGATAGAAATATTATTATTCTTATTATTATTAATTGATATATTATCCATTGTAATATTATTACATGTTAGTGATCCATCATTTTCCATATAAATATATTTATCATCTGAATTTTCTGATACATATATATTACCTTTTGAATACAAATTACCATAACTTGAAAGTAAACCATAACAATTTTCATTAACTGTATTTATATCTTCTTTTACAAATAATTTGGAACTAATAGATAAATTACCATCTATTTGAACATTTTCATTTATTTCCAAATTTTCTGTTATTATTACATCTTGATTAATTACTAAATAATTATCTAAATTTTCATTTAAATCATTATTCATAATATATATAATATTATATAATATTTTAATATTTGAATAATTATAAAAAAAAATTTATATGAATAAATATTATTTTATAAAATTTATAAAATTTAAATTATTATACAATATCTTAATAATTTAATATAATAAATTAAGATAAAAGTTAAAATATTTTTCCATCAAAAATGGTTTTTTAAATTTAGTCTGTAAAACATTCTTAAAGAGTGTTATAAATCCGACTTGATTTAAACTGGTTTTTTAAAATTTACCACAATTTATATAGTAAACGCGATTTATAATTATTTTTATTTATTAAAATGTTTTTTTAAATTCCAAATTATTTTCAACTAATGCATGCTCTAATACTTCAAAAATATCATTTACTAGATATATATCTAATTTATTTTTAAATATTCTTTTATTCATATCAATTTTGTAGGAACTATTTTCTAAAAGCAAATAAGAATCTATTTTTTTAATAGAATTTGAATTTTTTAAATCTATTTTTTCATTTTCCTCTTTTTTAAATATTATATCCAAATCTTTTTCATTATCTTTAGGTATTAATACCTTTTTAACACCAGCATTTAAAGCTCCTTCTAATTTTGAATATAAACCTCCTATTTGACACGCTTTACCTAATAAATCAACTTCACCCGTCATTGCAATATCATTTTTAATAGGAATGTTTGTTAAACGTGAAATAATAGCGGTTGTTATTGCTAATCCTGCAGAAGGACCATCTTTAGGGGTAGAACTTTCGGGACAATGGATATGTAAACCATATCCATCCTTACTATCATATATATCTTTTTTTATAATATCTGGTATTATATTCCATGCTAAAGTTAATGCACAATTCATACTTTCTTTCATAACATCTCCTTGATTTCCAGTTAATTTTTCTAAACCTAATTTTTTATCGGATATTGTTTTCATAACTTGTATAATTGTTAATCCACCTAAACCAGATGTTGTTGCATATAATCCATTTACCATTCCTATTCTTGGAATATTATCTATTTTTTTAATATTTATTTTAGATATATTACATAATATGTTTTCAGTATATTTTTCGTCAATATGAATAGGATAGTCATGAATATCATCATTTGTTATTTTTATTAGATTAATATCTCTTATAATATCATATAATATTTCATTTAATTTTCGGATTCCTGCTTCATAAGTATATTCATTAATAATTTTCATTAAAATTTCATTACTAAAAATTATTTCAGAAGTTGAGAATCCAATATTATTTGATATTTCTGGAATAATATAATTTTGACTAATAATTAATTTTTCTTTTAAAGATAATGGTTTAATATTTATTTCTTGGATTCTATCTCTTAATATTTTATCAATATTATCTCTATCATTATATGAAAATATAAATAATACATTTGATAAATCAATAGGTATACTTGCAAAATATCTATCATAAAATTCTTTATTTTGAGATTGATCTGTAATATGTGTTAAAATAGAAATAATTTCTTTTCCATGTTCTGTTTTACTTATTTTATCTAATTCATCTATATATATAATAGGATTCATACATTTTTTTTCCATTAATATATCCACAATTTTTCCCCATGTTGAACCTAAATATGTGTAATGATGACCTTCTAAAATACTACCATTTGTTGCACCCCCTAATGGAAGAAATGCAAAAGGTCTCTCTTCTCCATTTTCATCAAATAAACATTTTGCTAAACCATTCTTACATAAAGTTGTTTTTCCTACTCCTGGTGGACCACATAATCCAAAACATTGACCTTTTGAAACACCATTCATCCATTGTCCAATAATTCGTTTCATTTGAACTTTTGCATCTGTTTGTCCATATGTACATTTATCTAATATTTTATCGACTTCTTTCATATACATTTTTTTATTTATTTTAAAATTATTCCATTCATTAATAAATTCTTCAAATTGTTCTAAATTATTTAATATATATTTTTTAAATCTGCAATTTTCATCCATTATTTCTTCTGTATTTTCTTCTTCATTTTTAATTAAATTTAAATTTAACATAGATTCTAAATCATTTAATTTTTTCATCATGATTTCAATATTATTTTTATTAATAATATTATTATCAAATAATTCTTTTTTAATTTTTTTAAAATAATTTAATTGTGTAATACAATTATTTACAATCTCTTCGGATGGAAGAGGATTATCTAAAGTATATTCTGAATCTAATGTTTGTATATAAACATCATTATCTTCTATATTATTTTTAATAATATATTTATTCATAATATTTATTATATTATGTTCATATATGTTCAATTTAATATTATTAATATATTTTATAAAATTATTATATGAATTTTCACTTTTATATGTGTTTGAATGAAATTCATCAATTATTTGTATAATTATATTATATATATTCTGATTTGTAGTATCTAATTTATTTAAATTAAATTCTGATATTTTTATAGTAAATACATCAATATATTTTTCTATTTTTTGTTGAAATGTTTTAAAAAAATTAATAATTGGTTCTTTTTTTAATATATTGAATGGAATTTTTAAAAATCCATCTAACCACTGTTGTGCTTTTATACTATTTTCTTTACTACCATTTATTTCTTTTAATTTTTCAATAGCTTTTGATTTAATATTATCACTAACTTTTATAGATAAAATTCTTGATTCGTATGGAATATCATTGATTGAAATATTTTCTAGTTTTTTTTTATTTTTTTCAAAATTTTCAGTAGATATTTTAAATATTTTTTGAATTTTCCAATGTAAACTGTTAAAAATTAAATCAGATAAATAATAAGATTCTAATATAAATGATTTATCCGTTATTAGATCAAATATAATATGTGCTGTAAATTGGGATTCTTCATCTGAAATTAATAATAATATTATTATTTTTCGTTGATTTTCAATATTTGATTTTACAAATTCTTTTATTAATTGTGATAATGATTTATTTTTATAATTTAAAAAATTATTGTAATCATTTTTAAGTAATTCTGATATTTCTTCGGGCTTTAATATAATAAAATCTCTTAATGAAATCTGTTCTAAATATTTTTCTTTAAAATCTAATGGAATATCTAAATTTTCTATATTTTCTTGAATTAAAATATATTTTTTTTTAAATTCATCTAACAATTTACATATATTTAAAGAATCTTTTTTAAAATATCCATTTATATATATGATCTTTGTTTTATCTATGTAAAAAATAATGGATGCACCTTCTATTTTTTCAAATAATGTATTATTTTGTGAATAATCTATTAATTTTGTGATTATTGGATAATCTATTATCTCAATATTATTACTTTTCATAAATTTTTCAGTATTTATTATTTTATTACATGATAATGGTATAAAATATTCATTATAATATTCTAATATATTATTATATTCTATACTTTTATTATTAATAAAATCATCATATTGTAAATATATATCAAGAATATTTTTGATATTATTTGAACCTATTTTACAGCAAATTTTTTCTAAGGATTCATTTATAATATTTTTATGATTTTTTTTTTTATCATTTATATTTTCAATATTTATTATTTTATTGTATAATTCATTTAATAAATTCATTTTTTCAATATAACATTCTTGAACAATATATTTATTTTTAAATAAAAATTCTAATTGATTTACTAATGATGTTATTTTTTTATTATATAATAGTATAGATTTATCAAATTTACTCTTTCTCTTATCTATTTTATTTTTATTATCCATAATATATATTAAATAATTTTTTTATGAAATTATTTAATATATATTATTTTAATTGTTAACTAAAAATATATTACTTAAAAAATAATAATATATAATATTAAAAATGACAAATAATAACGAAAATATAGATAATAAGGATCCAGAAGATAATTCTATGGATTCAATCATCTTTGTATTAAACGATGACAATGAAGAAAAAAAACAAAATAATAATTTAATTAAAAATATTATTGAAAGAATAAATAAAAAAAGAAAAATAAATAACGAATTAGATGATTTTAATAATTATTTTAAAGAATCTGATAATTTATTACCAATAGATGTTGAAATTAAATCATTAGACGATTTAATTGAATTAGGAAAAAAATATGATATTAATGATAAAAATAGATATGTTATAAACTTAAAAGCATTAAATAAATGCGTGGATTCTTTAATAGAATTAAATAATATGATTGGAATGAAAAATGTTAAAGAAATGATTATTGATTTAATATTTTATCGTTTACAAAATTTTGAAGATGATAAAGAAGAACTATGGCATCTTGTTATTCAAGGTACTCCGGGTTCTGGTAAAACAGAAGTTGCCAAAATTATAGGTAAAATATATTATGGCTTAAAAATAGCAAAAAAAGACAAATTTACATTAGTAAAAAGATCAGAACTGATTGGAAAATATTTAGGACATACAGCTAGGTTAACACAAGAAGTATTTGATGATGCAAAAGGAGGTATATTATTTATTGATGAAGCATATAGTTTAGGTAATGCAGAAGAAACAGATTCATTTTCAAAAGAATGTATAGATACAATTAATCAAAATTTAACAGAAAATAAAGATACAATTGTATTTATAGCAGGTTATAAAGAACAATTAAATAAATCATTTTTTAATTATAATCCAGGATTAAATAGAAGATTCAAAATGAGAATAACAGTTGATACATATGATGCTAAAGATTTAAGAGATATATATATAAAAAAAATAAGAGAAAATAATTGGAAAATATTGAATAATGATTTAGAAAAAGAAATTCCTTTATATTTTTTTGAAAAAAATATTCATACATTTACATATAGTGGTGGCGATATGGAAAATTTATGGCATTTTACAAAAATCGTTCATTCTAGAAGAATATTTGGAAAATCACATGATTTAATGAAAAAAATTACATATATTGATATTGAAAATGCATATAAATTATATTCCGAAAATGATGAGGTGAAAAATAGAAATGATAATATATCTATTTATAATACAATGTATTGTTAAACAATATATTATTAAACAATGTATTGTTAAACAATGTATTGTTAAACAATATATTATTAAACAATGTATTGTTAAACAATGTATTGTTAAACAATCTATTGTTAAACAATATATTATTAAACAATGTATTGTTAAACAATGTATTGTTAAACAATATATTATTAAACAATGTATTGTTAAACAATGTATTGTTAAACAATGTATTGTTAAACAATATATTATTAAACAATGTATTACCATTTTTCTTTAGTACCTCCAGAATAAGCTTTACCATGACCTTCTTCTATCATAATATCATTAATCATTTTAACATCTACCATATTCCATACATTTAATAATAATCTACCATATTTATCAAAATCTAAACATTCTATTTTAATTATTTTATCAGGATGTTTATTTAATAATTCTTCTAATCTATGTTTAGCTTTATTTGCTAATTCTTTTTCATGAATTCTATTTTGATTACTTAATAATGGTTTCATTTCGGGCGAATCATATCCGTTACATCTACATTTATATTTTATAAATTCACCATTATATTCAAATACTACACTAAATGTATCACCATCATATACATTACAATGTCTTGCATAGAATATTTTTCCTTTAAATGAAAAATATGGTATATTATTTATATTTTCTATATTTTTAATTTTTTCAAAACTATCTTGTAAACTCATGTATAAATATACATATTCATTATAATTTTATATATAAAATTATAATAAAAAAATGACAGATAATATATCTTATAGATTATCTTTTTATTTAATCAAAAAATAACAATAAAGATGGGTTGTTGTATAAGTAGTAAAAAAGAGGGTTTAAGTGATAAAATAAAAAAAGATTTAGATGAATTTAATTCAATAGATTTTGAGAAAGAATCTCCAAAAATAGAAATTATGAATCAAGATAAACTATTCTTAAAAAATTTTTCTATCAAATTAATTCTAATAACAGATGTAAAAATACAACAGCAAAAGAATTATACTTAAAATATATAAACGATTTATATAAAATTATAATAAAAATGACAGATAAATTTATCTATATTATTTTTTCTATAGTTAAAAATATATAATATAAAATGGGTTGTTCTAGTAGTCGTTCAAAACAAAGACATGAAGATGAAATTAAACAGCCTGAATGTTCAATTCGTCCTTTTTTACCAATTGAAGAGCTTAAATTTTCAATATCTGTTAGCAGATTTCAAATAAATTTTTTAACTAGTAAGTTAATCCCTAGTATTAAAAATAAAAATTTCGACTCACCAGAACGAAAAAAAGCCTTGAAAGACGCTACAGACTTACTTAGTGAACTAGAAGAATATGTGAATAAACAGGAGAAAGACCTGAAAAAACTGCAAGAGGAGGAAGAGCTGGAAAAACTGCAAAAAGATGGAGAATAATTATTCTCAAAAATCTATATTTATAAATATAAAATTAATTTTTAGTAGGGATTCTAAATTGCGTTAACTATATTAGAAAAAAAGGTGTAGTTTAAAATATAATTATTTTTCTTATCTTCAAAAAATAATTATAAAAATATACTATTATTATAAAAATTTAAGAATAATATTTTAATATATATTTTTTTTCTTTTTTATCTAATTCTTTTACGATGTTCATATTTTTTATAACTTCTTTTTTTGATTCTTTTTCATATTTTTTACATTCTTTATCAAAATCTTTCCACTTTTTTCCGTCTATATTTAATTTATAAAAATATGTTCCATATTCTATTTTTTTATTATTTATTAAATAATCACTACCTGTATTTATTACATATTTATAATATCCTGATATACAACATAATTTATTAAATTCATGATTTACTAAGAAAGATAATTTAGATGGTATAAGTATCTCTATATTATTTTCAGGTATATTTATATTTTCTTTATTTATATATTGATTTAGAAAATAATTCTTATCTTTTTTTTATAATATCTTCGTATGATTTATAATTAAATGTAATAATACTTTTTTTCATTAACTTTATAAGTTTCTTTTCTGATTTTTTATATTCTTTATAAAAATTAGAAATAATCCATCTATTCTTTTTATTATATTCTTTTACTATCCATAATTTTCCATCTTTTCCTATCATTAACCTACCTACTTTTTCTAAATGTGCATCATATCCAAATCCTTTTGGACTTGGTCTATGTATGATTTTTTTTTATAATCATCTATATTAAAATATAATTAGAAAAATAATTTAAAATCATTTTTATATAGAAGTAAAATCAATTGTATTCGATTCAATTGGTTTAAAATCTAAAAATTCAATATCATCTGTAGCATTATTTACTTTATCAATAGTAATATAATTATTATTTTTTAAATAATCTATTTCTGAATCTCTATAAATAAATAGAATATCTGCTTTACTTTTTTGAAATGATCTAAAAGTTATTAGTACATATGTTCCTACAGACAAAATTATTCCTTTACTATATTTATTTTTTGTACCAGTTGAAAGATTTGCAATATATGTTTCAGGTATAGTACCTTCTGAATTAACTACTTGTATATGAAATCGTCCATCTCCTAAAACTTTTGTAATAATAGCAACATGTGAATCATACTCTTCTATTGGAACTTCAATATCTCGATATTTAACACCTGTATTACTGTTTTTTTGTGATTTTGCTTTCTTTCCTCCGTTAATATTCTTAGGCATATATTATATATTTAAATATATATAAATAATAATTTATAGATAAAAAATAAAATCAATTTTTTTTTATAAAATAATAATAAAAACATATTCCAATAATAAATAAAATTATATATAGGTATATATAATGTATATGATTATCATTATTATTAAAATGTTCAATGTATCCTGTATTTAAATTTAATGTACATTTTATTTTTTCACCTTCATCACATTTAACTACATTATTTTTATTAAAAACATAATCATCAAATATATATTCATCTCCATATTTTTCTCTACATAGATTATTATATATCTTTTTTTGATCAGAATAATTATCTTTTTTTTTTATCTCTTTACATTCACTGTATAAAGAATCATCTTTATTTTTAATAATATTTTTCGGATCATATTCATTTGTACAAAATGGATTCGTAGATAATAACCCCGAACAATTATATAAAGTATCATGTATATCTATTTCAGAAACATCATCAGAAATCTCATCTTTTTTATTTATTTTATAATCATTTAAACTATTTTTTTTAACAGTATAAATATCATAACCTTCAAATTTTTTATCTAAATTTTTATTTTTCATTATTTTTTTATTAAAAAATGTACATTCATATGGTTCTTTTAGATACATTAATGATGTACAATTATTATTTTCTTTTATACATTTATCCATACATTCATTTATATTAGATACGTTATATTCATTTATTTTATCATCATACATATATCCATAATTATTAGATTCTTCAAAAAAATTAGAAGAATCTAATTGATCTTCTAATTTTTTCATATCATGTAAATCTTTTGTTTTAAGGAAAGTTCTTATATTATATTTATTTAAATTTTCATCTATTTTATTATTTAAGTGATGTGATTCAAATAATAAACATTTATTATTATCACCTTTAAATGTAAATCCTTGATATTTTTTTTGTATAGTATAATTTGCACAATCTTCTATATTTAAATCATCTAATTTATCTATTTCATCTTCAAGATAAAATAGATTCTTATGAAAGTTCATATCTATATATTATTTATAATTTTTAATTTTATAATTATTTATAATTAAAAATTATAAATAATATATATAGATATATGTTAATAACAAATTATCAGTTAACAGAAATTATAATTGGATCAATTATTTTTCCATTATTTTATTTTCTATATTTATATTTTACAGAAAAAGAAAGAATAATATATTGGGATATATTTTATTGTACAGGAGTCTTATTTATTATATTATTATTTAAATATTTTTATATTAATTTTAATATATTACAATCACAAAATTTATCGTCTAATAATATAGTAAATGGAATTTATTAAAGTTTTTTTAATCATACAAGTTATATTTTTAATATTTCAATATGTAAGTCCTTTAAGATTAGAAAACTACCAATATAGTGAATTATTATTAGGATCAATATTTATTATAATATTTTTTGGTTTTTTTGCTTCTATTTTAACATTAGATATCATAAAAGAAGAACAAACTGTTTTAAAAAATTCTGCATTAATTGGTATCCTATATGCTATTTGGTATTATATAACTAAAAAATTATCAAATTCAATTAATAGTGATACGAATAATGTAATATATTTTTAAACAAATTCCTATTTTTATACAATTTTAAATATATTTTTATAAATATATATAATATAAATATATATTATGAAATTTTATTATTTATCCAATTTACAAAAAATTGATATTACAATTGTAACATTAATGTATTGTATTTTTATCGGTTTTATAAGACCATTAGTATTAAATATTGAATTAAATACAAGAGATATAATAGCATATACGCTTATATTTTTTGCATGGTACGGGTGTACAATATTATTTAGTAATGTTGTTAATTACAATACAGTATATAATAAATTGACAAATATATAGTGATTAAAAAAATTTAAAATTAACATCCATATCTTCTTTACAAAATTTTTCTGCAATATGATATACTATATGTTTACATTTTCTGGATCCAATAATATATATTTTATCAGATTTTTTTATATTAGAACATTTCTTATATATTATATTATATAAATACATATTGTTCATAAATTTTATATAAAAAATATAACATAAGAATATAAATATATAAATAAACGATACAATAAATATAATCAAATATAAATAATCCAATAATATATCATTATGATTACTAAATAATAATTGAATAAAAGATACTAAAAAAATAATAAATAATAATGTTTTACAATAATGTATTTCGAATTTTCTATATATTTTATTTATATATAAAAATGTAATATTTGATAGATTTATATCTATGCCATCGTTTCTTATGCATTCATTCTTATCATAATATACATACATATTAATAGATCTTGTCATGATGTAGATGAAAATATTATAATAGTATAGATTATAACATTATAATATTTTCATCAATCAATTTTTTTAGAGTTATAAACTTTCGTTTATATTTTAAATTTATATACTATATAATAAATATATGCTAATTCAAAATATTTACTCATATGAACAATTTAAAGAATATATTATGAAATATAAATATATTATTGTTAATATTGGTGCATCATGGTGTAAACCATGTAATGTTATTAAACCTCAAATAGAAAAATTTTTTACAGTGATAGATGAGAAAGAATATATTTATTTAAAAATAGATAATTCCGTTTTTGATCAAGATATTGAATTTGATCAGTTTTTTCATTTAGATAAAATACCTTATTTTGGATTTATAAAAGATCAAATAATTATAGATAATTTTGTATCTGGTGATTTCAATTATGTATCAAAAAGATTATTTGATACTATAATAAAGGAACGATACGAAGAGAAAAAAAAATATGATAATCTAATAATAGATGATAATTTTTAGTTTATTATTTTAAAATTTTAATCTAAAGTAATTGTAATGGATTTAGAAGATAAGAAAATAAAACAACAAAAAAAAATACAAGAAAGGTATATAAAAAAAATTTTAAGAAAGAAATACAATTAGGTTTAGAAAATTATGAATATCAAAAAATGATAGATATGAGTTATTTAAATAACTATAAAAATATTGAGTATTTATCAACTAAAGATAAAATAATTTTTGAAGATAAATATTCTAAACCGCGAAATAGTTCTCAAGAAAAATTTTTAAATTTTTTAAAAAATAAAGATTCAAGAATTGTTATTGCATCTGGACCGGCGGGAACAGGTAAAACACTATTTGGTATTGAACAAGGTGTTCGAATGTATATTATGGAAAATTATGAAAAATTAATTTTTACAAGACCTGTTGTTTCAGTAGATGAAGATATTGGATATTTACCAGGAACTTTGGAAGATAAAATGGCACCTTGGATTCGTCCAATATATGATATATTATATAATTTTATGTCTCCAAAAGAGGTAGAATTATTAGTTAGTGAAAAAATTATTGAAATATCTCCATTAGGTTTTATGAGAGGTAGAACATTTAAGAATTGTTGGATTGTTGCAGATGAAATGCAAAATAGTACAATTTCACAAATGAAAATGTTATTGACACGAATTGGAGAAAATAGCAAGTTAGTTATAACCGGTGACTGTGAACAACATGATAGAAAATATGAAATAAATGGTTTAGAAGATTTTTTAAATAAAATGAAAGGAAGAAGTTCAAATAGTATTAATATTATTGAATTTAATAAATCAGATATTGAACGAGAAAATGTTGTTAAAGAAGTATTAGAAATATATGAATCGCATTTTTAATATTTTTTATAAGTTATTTGGAATGATCCTAATTATATTCCAAAGAAATAGAATTTGGTAAATCTTCTTTTTTTAATTGTTTATTAAACTTTTTTCCAAAAGTGATATGTGTAACAGAATATGGAATATCATTTTCTTTTAAGATTTGATTAAAATTATCTCCAAATGTAAGATGAGTTACAGAGTCTGGAATATCTCCACTATTGAATGATTGATTAAAATCATGTCCAAAAGTAAGATGAGTAATAGAATTTGGTAGAATACCTTTTTTCAAAGGTTGATTAAATTTATATCCAAATGTAAGATGTGTTACATTATTTGGTATAATTCCTTCTTTCAATATTTTATTAAAACAATATCCAAAAGTAAGATGAGTAATAAACATTGGTATATCATTTTGAGTTAATTCTTTATTAAAATTATGTGTAAAAGTAAAATGAGTAACTGATTTTGGTATATTATTGATAAACTCTTGATTTGAATTTCTTCCAATAGTAAGATGAGTAACAGAATTTGGTATATAACATTCTTCATTAAATCTAATTCCAAAGGTAAGATGAGTAACAGAATTAGGTATTATTCCTTCTTTTAATTTTTGATTAAAATTATTTCCAAAAGTAAGATGTGTTACAGAATTTGGTATCATTAACTCTTGATTAAAAGATCTTCCAAAAGTAAGATGCGTAACAGTATTTGGTATATCACCTTTTTTTAATATTTGATTAAAATAATAACCAAAGGTAAGATGAGTTACTGAATTTGGAATACCTCCTTCTTTTAATTGTTCATTAAAATTATCATCAAATATAAGATTAGTAACATAATTTGGTATATTTCCATTATTTAATATAAAATATTTATCATTTACTATAACACTAAGAAGTTGTTCAGAACTATCAACATATAATTCTTTATTCATTAAATTTTTAAATATTTAACATATGAATATTTAAATAATTATTAAAAATATAAATCAATTTTTTTATCATTTTAATAATAATAATTTGGTGATTGTATTTCAATAGTATTATATAAAATATTAATATTATTAATAATATTTGAATCATAATTGATATTTTTATTAATAATATCAATATTATCATTTAATTGTTGTAACGAAGATACACCTAATATAATTTTATCTTTTTCTTTTAATTTAGAATATTTTAAAAGCCAATGGAATGATTTTTCAATAGGATTGTTAAATGAAAAAAAATTATTTAAATTATCTATAATATCATTTTTCCAAAATATATTTTTGTAAATATTATTATTTTTAAATCGTGAATCTTCTTCTAATTCATTTATATTTATATTTTTATATTTTCCTGTTAATAATCCTCCTGCTAATGGATTATATCCCCAAAATTCAATATTATATTCATTTAATAATGGAAATATTTCTTCTACTTTTCTTGATATAATATTATACATTCCTTGATAATATTTAGGTTTTTCATAATTATATTTATCACATAAATGAATAATATCATTTAAACTTTCTTTTGAATAGTTAGAAATACCTAAATAATTATATTTTTCTTTTCTCCATAGTTCATCACATTTTTCTAATGTTTCATTAATAGGTGTTTCGTGATCAGGACAATGTAAATAAAATATTTCAACATTATCAAGTTGTAGATTTTTTAAAGATGTATTTAATTGTTTTTCCAAATTTATTTTTGATAATTGACCAAAAATATTATTTGTAAAATCATTATTAAACCAAGGATTAGCTTTTGTAGCAATCTTTATATTTTTATTACTATTTATATCTTTTAAGATATTTCCTAATATTATTTCTGTTTTTGTATTTCCATAATAATATGCTGTATCTAAAATAGGATTGTCAGAAATAGAAATATATTTTTCAATAATTTCTTTATAACTATTTATAGTTTTATCTTTATTAGAAGAATAAGGATATTCTATATTCATTGTTCCAAGAACTAAGTTCATATTTATAATAATAGAATATATTAAAAAATATTTTATATTGGCGCATTTTTATGATGATTATAAAACCACCAACAGTCGTATAAATGAATCAATGCAAAAATAACTAATAATAATTTTAATATCAAATGTATATTTACAACATTGAATGCTAAATATAATAAAATAATTGCTACAAATAAATGATATGAAAATTTTATAATTTGATTATTCGAATGCATATTATATATTTATTTAATAAAAAAATAATTTGTTAATTATAAATTATTAAATTTTTCATTTTTTCATATGAAAAGTTTAATATATTTTTTTTTTCTTGACATATATCACAAAATGTCATGGATAATAAAATTCTTAATTCATTCGTATTAATAGGTGTTGATTTATGGTATACATCGGAACCTTTAAATATTACTAATGTATTTGGAGCTAATTTTATTTGATATTCTTGATTATTATACATATAACAAAATTTATTTTCAGATAAATCATCTTTAGTGCTATTTTCATTTATTATTGTTAATAATACAACATATCTATCACCATAATATAGCGAATAATCTTTATGCCAATCAATATAATCTCCTTTTTTTGTATATATTAATAATGAACATGCATTATCATCGGATAATGGTGTTCTTTGAATTGATTTTTGGAAAATATTTGATAATACATTTAATATATCCATTGAATAATATAATTCAAGAAATCCATGATAATTATTATTATCATGTAAATTAAAAAAATTTATTCCAGAACCTTTTCTATAAATTGCATTATTGGATGCATAATCTTTATCATAAAATTGATCTTTTAAAAAATCATGAAATTTAGGGTTTAAAAAATTATGAATAATATATAAATTATTTTCTTTTTTAAATTCATAATTATTATTTATCAAAGTATGAAATTTTTGTTTTAATAAAATAGTATTATAATATATTTTTTTTAAATAACGCTGAACACCTATTTTTTTTAAATCAAATATGTAAAATAATATTAATAATATTAAAATAAATAAAATTAAAAAATAAATAATAATCTTTTCTGTTTTTATATATCTCTTTATATTCATATTAATCTTATAATAATATGTTATTTTAAATTTTATGAATTTAAAATAAAATTATAGTTAAATATTTTATTAAAAATATAATATATTTTTATATTATGCTAATAATCATTATTATGATTTTAAATTATAGTAAATCTATTTTAAAATTGTGTTAAATTTATATTTTAAAATGGATTTAAAGATATTTTAATATATTAAATTAAAATAAAAGTACACTCTGTAAATCTTTTTTCTCCTCTAAAAATGATAAAAATGATAAAAATAGAGATAAATAGAAGGTTATATCATTACCCTTATTTATAGAAGAAGTTAAAATATTTATTTAAAATATTCTCCCCCCAAAAAGGGTTTTTTAAATTTGTCTGTAAACATTCTTTAAGAGTGTTATAAAACAGATAGACTCGAAAGAGTTATTTATATCAGACTTCATTAAAACTGGTTTTTTAAAAATTTAGCACAATTTTAAACTAGAGTGACTATAATAAATAATAATAATAAAGGAATATTTGATAATTTTGTGGATGCAACATATATATTATAGTCAGTCCAGTTTAAAATTTACCACAATTTTAAACGGGACTGACTATAATATAACAAAATTAAATAAAAAAGCAAAACTTATATTTAATTATTTAATATTTTTAAAATATTTTAATTTATTTTATATGAAAACAAATTACATATTCTTTTCCTTTATAAACTTCTATATTTATTGATATGATTATTGTATGTGCATTCTAAAAATATAATTATATTATTATATCTTAAAATTTTTGTATTTGTATTTGAAATATTAAAAATTGTTTCCCAACTTCTTTCAAAGTAATGTCCAACTTCAGGATTAGATGAATCATTTAATTGTTTTAATAAAAGTTCATAATAATTTACATTATTTTTTAAAATATCATATTTAGATACAGAAAATATTCCAAAAAAAGATATATTATGTAAAACTCTATTATTAAATGTATTATTATACCATTTTCCAAAAGGTCTTATATTACTTAATTTAAAATTATTTACATTTTCATTTCTATTTTTTATATCATTTGATTCATAATTATTTAACTGAAAATGATAAAAAGTATTTACTATATTTTTATCATAATAATCTGATAAAAATATAGCATTATTTTTATCTTCAATTTTTTCTAATAATTTTATTGCTTTTCTTTTTTTATAATTCATGTTAATACTTCCAGGTAAAAAAACGATAATATCTGATAAATTATTATAATTATTTATAACATGATATAAATATGTATGATCGCATCTTCCAACATTTTTTAAATTTATTATTTTTAAAATATTTTTTTTTTCAAAATTATCATTATTACCTTTATTATATACTATATATTTATATTTATTAAATGGTTTATCTAAAATCCATTTTAAATCTTCATTATATCTTGATATAACTATTTCTATACTTTTATCTAATTTTATGTTTACATTTTTTATATATAATTTTATATTTAATATATAAAAAATAATATAAAAAATAATTAATAAAAATAATAATAAAAAAATATTCATATTAATAATTAATATTATTTTTTAATAATAAATCGATATATAATTATTATAATAATAATTATAATAACTAAAACTATTAATATTTTTGCACTATTAGAATTTACAATTCTAAAATAAAATTTATTATAAAAATTTTTTAATAAAATATCTTTAACTTTATTTGAATAATCATAATTATAATCTAATTTAATAATAATATTATCTAAATATGTTTCTCCGGTACCGTGTATAAAAAATGGAGCATTATTATTATATATCACATAATCTTTATGAAATATTAATAAATTATCGATTTCTTTATATTTATTTTGTAAAGATAAAAAAATTTCATTATTACTATCTATATATAAATTATGTTGATTATATTTACAATATTTAGTTAATAATATTTGATCATCTGAATTATCATATGGATTTAAATTATATATTTCAATTAATAATTCTTTAATATCATATACATAACCAATATATGTTCCTGAATTGATATATTTATTATTACACTTACCGAAATATATTATATGAAAAAAACTTTGTATATTATAAACAAATTTTTGCTCAGATACAATTATTTTACAATTATATTTATTTTTTAAATTATTAAATACATTTGGTAATTCATTTAAATTTCTACTACATATTACATCAAATCCATCTACAAAACATACAATATCATTATTATTTAAAGAATTTAAAAAATTTAATACTAATCTATATTTCCAATTAAATCCTTTCCATTTTTCTCCATAACCTAAAACTATTAGATTATAATTATATTTTTTGCAACTATATTTTAAATATTGTAAATATCCATAATCATGTGTGGCTACTGTAACTATGTATAATTTCATTATAATATAATATAATATATTATCATATTAGATAAATTATAGTATATCTATAATAAAATATTTATATTATATCATTTTATAAATTATTTTTTTTAAATAATAGTAAGGCGATTTTACACCTTTGCACACAATGCTAGAAACTTTAATATAATAAATTAACAAGATTTTTTTCTAAAACAAATTTTTTAATCATATTTTTACGATAAAAATAACTAATATTAATTTATTTATTAAATATATTATCTTATTTTAATATGTTATTGTATTATATAACAATATAATTTATAAACAAATTAATATTAGTTATTTTTATCGTAAAAATATGATTAAAAAATTTATTAAAGTTTCTAGCATTGCCTTTGCACATTTAAAACGCCGACTTTTTAAATAGGCTATTTATTTATAATTTTTTGATGTTTTTCTTCTATTTGAAGGTTTT